ATTCAGCACTATAAATTTAATACTTTTATCGCTATGTTTCTAATTATCACTGAAATATATTTATTACTATTTCGAACTCACGTTACTTTAGGCTGCATATTGCAGAACCTTTCGTATTTCCTCCAGCCGCGGGCGGGTTTGTCCCAGTCATCAATCCTTATCTTTCTACCTTTCCTCACAGCCAAAAACCTTTGCTATCCCTTTACTGACTGAGGTGTAACCCAAAGGTACTGAAAAAATACCTTCATCGACAGATTGTTCAGGATTGTCGAATTCTCTCTTTTCGGGAACGCACTGAATATCAACTCCATTGTATTTCCTCACCTCTTCCGCAAATTGAAGTATGGTACATGATTCCGGATTGACAATGTTGACCAGCTTCTTTTCCGAGCCTATCGCATATATCAACCCTTCAACTACATCATCTATGTAAGTGAAGCACCTGATGTTCATTCCTCCATTATACAGTCTGACCTTTTCTTGATTCATCAGAACATAGAGAAGAGTTCCTTTCCGCTGGTCAGGTCCGTACACGTTATGAAGGCGTACACCAGTCGCATTCCTACAATAAATTGAAGCATAGACTTCATCAAAATGTTTGCTTACACCGTACATACTTGTCGTGTTGCATGGATTTGCGGTGGAAGAACTTGCATACACCAGTTTCACACCGAAGCGCGTACATCCGTCAGCTATCGCAACGAATGAATCAATGTTGTCACGAAGTATTTTTTCATGATCCGAATTGAAAACGCTGGTCTGTGCGGCAAGATGTATAACAGCATCGATTCCACCACCGGCCAGAAGGCACGGAACGCCGGCAGCTTCAGTTCCACACACACGGTCGATACCGACCACTTCAACACCACGACTTCTCAGATTCTTGCAGAGGGCTTTACCTATAAAGCCTTCACTGCCGGTTACGACAATTTTCATCATCACAGCTTGTTTAGAATTTTACATAAAACATTCAGTATGTTACCCAGTAACATCACTATTATTATCATAAGTGCGGTATCCTGCTCAACCATCCCGATGGAATAGCAGAACAGGACAGCCACAATCATAAATATTACTCCCTTTGGCCTGATAATGTTCCATCAGGACTTGATATTAAGTTCGTACTCATATCTGCTGACGGTCTTATATCCAGTAACAAGTACACGTTCACCGGAATACAGGCCGGATATGGTGTTCTCAATCACATCAAGAGAAACACGTTCATCAAACTTCAGGAACACCCTTCCTGGCACTCCGCCAGCGACGAATGAGACAAAATAATATGTTCCACGCTCCCAGTAAAATACATATAGAATGAGAAATGAAACTACTGCCGACGGTAGATAAACCCAATCAGAGAGTATATCAAAACCTCCTAGGATTATCAATGATGACAATACAATCGTAACAATAACCAACTCACACAACTTGATGAGAAGGCCCAAAACATGTTTTTTCTTTGCTTTCATGAATCAAATTTTTATTTAATCAGTTTACAAAATTCACTTACCATTAATTTCCAAGCCATTACATATTTACCCAATTTCGTCACTACCATAAAAAAACGAATCAGTACATTCGCAGAAGCAGAAGCAAATCTCGCTTTTCGGGTGAAGTGTGCCAAGTTGGTCCACTGATATTACCGAGAGCAAGATTTATAATGAAGTATTTATTATACAAACTTCTGCTTCGTATTATTTATGAACTTTACGTTGAACAGGAAAATGAGTATCAAAGAATCCAAATACTTTGGGATATAATATCTGAAATACTCTTTTAATCTTAAGTATAGGGTTACTTCTGTAGCCCTATACTGGTACTAATTTACGAAGAATATCAACACGTTTCACAAAATGACAAAATCCTGAAAATAAGAGGAAACGAAAAAACTACAGATAAAAAATCACACATACATACAATATTACTTATATTTGTATCGCAAACATAAAATTTAAAGAACCTTTATAAGTTTATATTACTATGGCTATTAGCGCAAATTCGATTATTCATTATACATCAACATTTGATATCCTATGTAAAATTTTAGAAGAAGGATTTAAAATAAAATATTGTAAAGAAGATTTACATCTGAATAAAATAGGTGATGGTTCTAGTGCCGCTCATCCTATGGTCTCATTCTGTGACATCCCCCTTACTGATACTACAAGACATTTTGAATCTTATGGATATTATGGAATTGGGTTATCAAAAAAATGGGCTATTGATAACGGAATAAATCCTGTTCTATATATAGAGCAAAAGTCATCATTAGCTAAATCTTTATCAAGAATCATACAAATTGTACGAAAAAAAGAAATAGACCCTGAGCTCAAAATTGATATATATAGATTAAAATCATTTTCGAAAAATTATGCTGGAAATTTAACCATCAATGGTAAAGAAACCATTGATTATAAGTTTTATAATGAAAGAGAGTGGAGATTTGTTCCACAACATGAAGATATTGGAAACAATCCATTTTCTGTCTCAACCTTAAAATATATAAAAGATAAAGACAAATATAATAATGCAATAAAAGATTATAGATTGAAATTCTCTCCTAAAGATATATCATACATAATTGTTAAAAAGACATCAGAGATACCAGACTTAATTAAGTTTTTGAGGATAAAATACGCTGATATTTGTACAATGAACGAATTAGATATATTATTTACTAAAATTTGCTCAACAGAACAGATTATATCAGATTATTAGACTAATTAAAAATAAGATACCCGATAACACCACAAGCAGTTACCGGGTATCCACAAAGCACTGACAATGGCTGTCAGTGGATTATTTAGCATGGTTTTTGTTTCAAAACACCTATGAAATCAATATCTCACAATTTTATTTAAACTTCCATTATGTATCTATTAACTAAATACTATTTTTCAGGAATTCCTCTTGGAACAGATAACATATCTAACACTTCATCTCGGTCACAATTTTTTATGAAGAAATAAAAGGTAGAGTCTATTATTTTAACAGAATTTGTACTCAAATCAAAATCAAAAATTGGTGGTGATATATTTTTCTTGAGCTGATTCTGTACTAAGTTCTTCAAGAAATACCCAATATCAGAAGGTCTTACATCCTCAGGTCTATGATGTATTTCTTTAATCTTTTCATGTAGATATCTCCTCTTTATTCCTTTATTGATTTGCTCAAAAGGTTCTTTTAACAGAACTCTCACAAAATAATATGGGATATACAATGGTATTTCACTTGAACTCTTCACAATTTGTTCTATAAAACTCTCCAAGCATCTAATATGTCTGCTTGAATAATCATCTAATTTTTTTTGAATAGCTGTTTTGACATTATCCTCAGAAATATATATAAGTTTTTCAGATGTTTCTTGAATTTTACAAGCATAACAAGATTCTTTACATATTTCTTGAAAAACACCTACGCTGTCAAAACAAGAAGCAATTATATCATCAACAACCTTTTCAAAAGATACATTAAGCAAAGGGAGTCCAATTTCCACAATCCTTTTTAAATCTTGCGGTTCCCACGGCTCTACTGGAACTTCTATAACCCGATCAACTAAGTCACCATTATACTGACTCAATCTATTACGTTCTCTCCATATACCAAGAATAATGAATAAAATATTGTAATCTTCAAATATTCTTAAATCAACCGCCAATCGACGTTGAACATCGTCTTGAAGATAATGGAAATTTTCCAATACTATTCTCTTTTTAAAATTTAGTGCTCTTAACAATTCTGAAATGTCTTGGGCTAATGCCAAATTATATTCAACCGTTTTATAATTTTCCACATGCTCCTTTGACTCTCCTCCTTTAACCTCTCCAGAACCTTCACATTCTACCATGAGAGGAATCTTAAATTTCATTTTTAGTCCTCCAGATCCACTTCCTTCAGTAGAGGTCGTATCATCATAAGAACTTAACATTTCTATCCCCAATTGTCTGATTATTGATTTATAAATATCAATAACATCTGTATCAGTAGAACAATTAACTTTTACATAATCTTCCTCTTTCAAATGTTTATTTACCAACGAAGTCTTACCTTGTTTGGAGGCTCCATATACAATAATATGCTTATTTCGACGTAAGCCATCTAAAAATAAGCCGTCCACCATTGCACGTTCAATGTATGTCTCTATCATTTGATTTGAAACACCGTAAACTTCATTTACTTTTCTTATTTTCATAGTGTATCTAAATATTTATCACAAATATAAATATTACATTCCCAAAAACCAAGCTTTCCTTTTACATTCAGAACAGGCTTATCAAATAGTACCGCATCTTTCAACACCCAGTTCCAGCAACCTTTCTCAGCCCAGACGGACGGATGGTTCTGTACGCAGCCGGCTATTACCACGCTGCCAATGATAGCACCTTTAGGGAACTTATCATATACGCAGTTGAAATATACGGACCTGTCTTTTCGAAGTTCATCATCCTGATTATAGCTCCATGTACGAGCTCCTTTCCCAGAAGAGGCGTGGATTAGCACCCTTTGGCCGATGTACTTCTGAGGGCACTTCCATGTCCGGTTCTCAATGTCTTTGATACCGTGAGCGATTAGGCTCGCCCACGGCTGTTTGATTGATATTGCTTTCATTTCTTCTTTGGCATATATTCGTCGGTTTCTTCGTCATACTCATAGCAATCAGGACAGTAGAGCTTCCCGTCTATCTCAGTCCATCCATATTCTTCTGCGTCCGCAAATGCCTGACATTCATCTACCCATGCAATATATCCCAATTCATCATTTACGTGCGTCTTACCGCATCCATCGCATACGCACTGGTACATATCTACTTTTCTTATCATAACTTAATCCTCCTCAATTTGTTGTTTTAATTCAGCAATCTCTTTTTTTAATCCTTTATATGTTTCTTCCCAGTCTTTATCAGCAAGCAGATAACCAACTCTTACAGCTGATTGCGCTCCGTACAAATAAGCCTTTGACAAAGCTTCTTCCATCCATTCCTGGAAATGGTTCATATCCTTACATGGATAAAGTATTCCATTGCACGACATCATTTTCTTTGCGAAATCACGGGCATCTTTCTGATACCCTTTATCATTCATCACGTTTGGTAATTGTTTTGGCATCATATTCTTTTCTCCTCCTTTTACTTTTATCGGTTACAAATCTCATTCATGGCTTCATCCCATGGAATCTCCCCAAGGTACTTCAAACAGGCATCCCAACCAGCGTCAAATCCTTTCGCAAATTCATCCGCATAACATTCATAGTCACAATCGTGTGCAGTGTTTTTCCCTTCGCAAAATCGGCAATAATCACGCTCACTGCAGGCATATTTTCCGTTACACAGGTATTCCTTCTGTACGGCTTCCCTAAGCATTTCTTCTTTCTTATCCATTATCATTCCTCCAAAAGTTCTTTATTATCGTATATATTACCTATCACTTCAAAGCATCTTTCAACGTCATAAATTCCCATATCATAAGCTGGCTTAGCAGGAGTGACAAATACAAGAATATAAGAAGCACTACGTTCGGAAAATAAAACTTGGCATGTATGATTCCCGTTTATATGTTTCAGTATGTCACCTTCGTATATTTCTTTACCATTCTTGTCGTGCCTTCCGGTGAACTGGCAGATGGTTCCTTGCTTTGTAAAAACAGGTCTATCGCTATAAAAGACTATATGATGACCATCTAAATCTACTTCATCAAATCCGATTATATGGCTTTCGTTACAGACCTTTACAGGTGATCCATAAACCCACTCATTTGTTACAGAGGATTTCCCTCTGAATTTTATTTCTCTGCTCATATTCATTTCTCCTTTCCACCTATCCCAGCAGCCACCACATGACTGCAAGAAACAGGTAATACAATTTCGTTTTCATTGATGATTTTTCCTTTTTTCTACAAGTTGTTCAAGCCTCTTTTCGCACTCTGCACACTCGAGTTTCTTGCGCTCCAGTTTCTCTCTAAACTTAACCAGCTCCTCGTCCGTATTCTCATCAAAGAATAGATTGTTCTGACGGTTGTGCTCTATGTATTCATTCATCTTGCGTTCTGCTTTTGTTATCTGGGCTTTGGCAGAAATTAGCTTAGACAGACAACTGTTAAGTCCCATTGATTCCCCTGAACGCTTATCATAGTGATACAGACTTATACCAATAATCTGTTTTGGATATTGACACTGCAATTTCGCCATCCTCCATCTGATTACCCATTGGTAACGGAAATACATTTCACGGGGAAGGTTATAGTAATAAAGACTTACTTGTTTATCTGCATATCCGTAATAAAGAGTGACTTCAACCCATCGCTCAACCTTCAGCTCCTTTTCGGCTTTTGCCAAATCCTTTGCGAACTGATAATAATCACTCAAACTTTCCTGCTTTTCCATATCATTCAAAGTTTAAAGAGAGTTGCTTACAAGGTTCTTTGTAACCAGGATTCGAAAGCATAAACGACTTCCGCAAGGCATCAGAAATTCTTTCTCTCATGGCCTTAGAAACATTGTTCCTGTCCGCTTCTCTGTTAATCAGCAAGCATCTTTCAAGGCTCCCGTTTATAGGTCTCTTGTCGAGAAACAGGCTGTACTCAGTAAATATACGGTTCTGACGTTTACCTTCCTTTTCTTCTTCATCAGTCTGGTACCGCTCAAATACGGTGTCTTGAAGTGTTCTCAAACACCTTTGTCCACGCTCACTCCTGCATCCAAGCATTTCGTTTTCAAAAACAACTGACAAAGCACGCTTTTTCCTGACACCTCCAATTCTGGCCCATCCATAATAAACTTTCAGCTTCCCCATCAGTTCCATCTTTGAGGCCGGCTATTGATTCTCTCCAAGTACGAAGCTATCTTCTTTCCCGCATCCTCACCGTTACGGACGAAGATTCTTGTATGGGTCTTGTCACAAGGGACAGCCACATACTTTCCATGCTTCTCCATCTCCCGCTGGTGAGCAACTTTAAGTTCTGTTCCTTTTGGATTTTTTTCAAGGTCAACTTTCTTTGAACCCTCTTCAACACAGCCATTAAGATTCTCTTGGCCATAAACATCTTTTTCCATAATTCTAATTTTTTCGGTTTGACTTTTAGTAATATATGCCACGACAATGCGTGGCATATTATCATACAACACCATCAAAAAGGCCCCTTTCGCGAGGATTAAGTGCTTCGTATTCTTCACGGAAGAATTCCTCTTTTGTTCGTCCCATCTTTTTTCCTCTTCTGGTATGCACATCGAATGTATATGGAGGAATTGGAATCGGATTTCTCCTTAATGAATGTCCGCAAACGTCCAAATTAGCAAAGTTTAAACAGGCTCTGAGATGCCAATGCAGGCATAGGAACAGAATTTGCAGGCATTCCATGTAA